ATGAACGATGCCCCGAAGAATTAAACAGGTCAGCACTAATCCTAAGCGGAAGCGTACGTCACTGGAGAAGGCTTTTGATTCGGCTAGGCTAGCGGATATGTATCTTAAGGGCCGTTCTCAACGGGAGATGATAGATACGCTTTCGATCAGCCGCAATACGGTTCAGAAGGCTTTAAAGGAGTTGCAGCAGACATGGCAGAGCCAAGCTTTATTTGATTTCAATGCAGCGAAGGCTATGCAGTTGGCGAAGGTCGATCATCTGGAGAAGGTGGCATGGGAGGGCTATCACCTCTCTCAGCAGGGCAAGACCTCGACTACGGAGATGAGTACGGGGCGCACTAGCTTTACGTCGGAGACGAAGTCGGTGTCCCTTGCTGGAGACAGCAAGTGGCTTGATAAGGTGCAGTGGTGTATCGACCAGCGGTGTAAGATCCTTGGCTTGCATGCGCCCAAGGCGGCCATCATCCATCAGACGATAGAAGAGAAGAAGTCGCTTGACGATATGTCAACAGCGGCATTACAGCGTTTTGTCGAGCAGCATGCTATCCCGGCTGAGTTCGATGTGAGCAACGGCGTAGAGATCGGCACAGAGGAGGGGGAGATTGAGCAGTTCGCAGAAACAGCTTGATGCGGTTAAGGCGGCCCAGTTAATCATCCGAAGGCGGCCGTCACCATGAGCTTATTGCCGATGCTTTGGAGAAGGTGGAGCGGGGGGAGTGCCGTAGGCTGATGATCACCATGCCGCCGCGTCATACGAAGAGTGAGTTGGCGTCCCGCCGTTTTCCGGCGTGGTACATGGGGAGGCACCCCGATGACCCGATCATCACCGCTTCTTATGGGCAGGATCTATCGTCCGACTTCGGACGCGATGTACGCAACATCGTCAACTCTGAAGAGTACAAGCGGATCTTTCCTCATATAGAACTTGCCACCGATGCAGCGGCGGCGCATAAGTGGAAGATAGAGGGCTATAGGGGCGAGTACTTCGCTGTGGGTATCGGCACAGCGACCACGGGGCGTGGTGCCAAGGTATTGCTCATCGATGACCCTCATAAGAACAGGGAGGAGGCCGACAGCCTCGCTGAGCGGGAGCGCATATGGAACTGGTATCGCTCTACTGCGTTCACCCGCCTCATGCCTAATGCATCTATCGTGGTCATTATGACGCGCTGGCACGACGACGATCTGGCGGGGCGGCTCCTCAAGCAAGCTGAAGACGACCCTAACATACCTCCTTGGGAGATCCTCAACCTCCCTGCCCTCGCCAAGGAGGACGATCTCTTGGGGCGCATGCCGGGGGAGGCTTTATGGCCCGAATGGTATGATATCAAGGCTTTGAAGGAGATAGAGGCCGTCCTTCAGAACCGGGAGTTCCAAGCCCTCTACCAGCAGTCCCCCACCCTTGATCACGGCGATTACTTTCAATCCGAATGGTTCAAGACCTATGGGCGGCATGAGTTGGTCGATATGCCCCCCATCAGTGAGGTGCGCTTCTATGGATGCTCCGACTACGCCACCTCTGAGCGGAAGGGGTCTGACTTCACCGTCCACATAATATTTGCGGTAGACACCGAAGAGAACATCTATGTCTGCGATGTTTGGAAAAAGCGGTCCAAGCCTGTAGAGTGGATAGAGTCCTGCCTCGACCTGATGAAGAAGTGGAAGCCTGTCATGTGGTGCGAAGAGCGGGGGCAGATCCTCAACTCTATCGGGCCGTTCCTTGCCCAGCGCATGAAGGAGCGGGGCATCTACTGCTTCAGGGAGCAGTTCACCCCCTCCAAGGATAAGACGGTACGGGCCAGAGCCATACAGGGCCGAGCACAGGAGGGGAAGATCTTCTTTCCCAAGGATCGCTATTGGGTGGCCGATGTGCAGGAGACGCTCACCAAGTTCCCCACCTTCAAGCATGATGATGAGGTAGACTGCTTCTCGCTGTTGGGGCTGGCACTGGAGAAACTCAGGGGCGGCGTTGCGCCCCCCTCACCAAGGGAGGCGTGGACCCCCCGCAACTATACCTTCGATGAGATCATCCATCGCTCCATACGACGCAGCAAAGGCAAGCCCGTCTTCAATGAAGCCCCCATAGCAGGGAACCATGAGCCGATGGAACTGCCCCCCGAAGAAGATTATTGGGCATTAGTCGATATCTAACAAGAAAATTAAGGGTTGCATTATTCACCGGTTTATACATTTTTTATGGTAGACACTTCTAGCTAGGAGTCTATCTAATGCCAAAAGTAAATGGTAAGTCGTATCCGTACACAACGGCTGGCAAGAAGGCCGCCGCCATAGCCCGTAAGAAAAACCGAAAGAAGCGAAAAAAAGGGGCTAAGTCTTCTTCCAAGACCTCCGCACGCCAATCAAGGATCGGCTACCGCTAGTAATGATAAGTTATCCAAGCAACAGAAAAGCACAGCTTGACTGGTGGAAACGCAGACTGGAACATGCGATTGACTACTGGCGGCCTATCTTTGCGCCTTCCAAGGTCTTGGTAGCTCAATATAATAATGAAGCCGCTACCACCAGAGAAAAAGAGGAGGTGCGCTATAATATGGGCGATACCTCCGATCCCGGTATTCGCACTAAGGCCAATATTGTCTTTGGCTATCTGGATCAGTCTATCGCTAACATAGCGGCACACAACCCTACCTTCACCGTGCATCCGTTCAACAAGGCGGGTATAGGCTCAGAGCGCATCGTTTCGCGCATCAGCGACTACTGGTATAGGGAGACCGACCAGCTTGTCCATGATAAGAGGGCGTTGCTGGATGCGTATGTCTGTCCCTTTGGAGGCAGTAAGATAGGGTATGCTGCCGATATAGAAGGCATGGTGATCCAAGATGCGGTCATAAACCCCGGCAGAGTCATTGACGACCCTGTCGATGAGTCCCTCTTCCTCATCTCAGGTGAGATAACCACCGTCTTACAGGATCAGAACCATACCTCGCACATAGAGGCGCATACGCAGTTTCTGCAACAGCCTAACACCTCCGAAGAACGGACGGCTATCTTAGAAGCGCACATAGAAGACCATCGCCATTTCTTGGAGAAGGACAACCCCGACAAGAACACGACCATCAAGTGGGAATCGCCGTATGCCGTCCATTGGAAAGCGGGGGATATCATCATTGATCCTATGGCATCTGATGGGCTGCGAGATGCTAAATGGATCGCCTTTCGGTATGTCAGGCATATAGATGAGATCGCCTATCAAAGTGACCTTGAGACCCATGCCTTAGAGCCTAACTTCCGTCTTGAGGATGCACCCGACATGCCCGATGGCATGGAGGTCGATGACTTCGGCATGGTCGAAGGCTATGAGATCTTCGCTAAGGGGCATATCGTAGGCGAAAACCGCAAAGAAAACTTGTGGATAGACCTCTGCAAAGACCACGATACGTTCCTGCGCTACGAAAATGAGTGGCCTATGACCTCGCTGGAGGATTTCCCCTGTGAGATCCTCACGCTAGCCGATGGGGTCATCGATTGGCACACCAAGGGACCGCTGATCATGGGCGGTGCCGACTCCATGCAGAGCCTTGTCAATGAGATCCTCGACTCCTACCTCTCTGTCATCCGCAAGCAGAAGAACCTCTTTCTCTATGATCCTCGCTATATACGCGAGGAAGAGATAGATGCGATCCTCGAAGCCGATGATATGGAGTCGTTTGAGGTCGAGGGGCTGGTAGAAGCGCAGGGCAGGGCGATCCAAGCTATTCAGTTTGGTGATGTGCCGCCCGAAAAAGGCGAGATACTGCGTATTGTGCAGTCGATGTTCGACAGAGCCAATGGGACGCCGCAGCCTATCTCCATGCCCCGTACCGACTCAGCTACAGAGGCGAACATACAAGATAGGCGCAATACCGCCAGAGAAGATGAGCGTGCGGAGAAGTTCGCCTCCTATCAGGTACGTAAGGCCCGTAAGTTCTGGCAGCTAACGACAGAGTTCAGGCCAGAGCGGCTCTTCCTTATAGATCCTCGCGCTGCTGAGTTCGTCAATATCACTGAAGACCTTGCTCAAGGGGAGTATCAGTTTGAGATCAATGTCTCTTCGGCAGCTACGGCTACAGCGGTAGAGCGCAAGCAGTGGATGGATCTGATCAGCTTGGCGGCTGGACCGGTCAACCAGTTGATCATGCAAGTTAATAATGGCGTGGGCATTGATATAGGCGAGTTGGTCAAAGATTTATTGATACGAGGCTATAGGATACAAGACCCAGAGCGTATCCTGCCGTTCCTCAAGAATATCAAGCCAGAGGTCATCGACCCCAGTGCCAGCCCAGAGGGGGGCGGCATGCCTATGGAAGCGCTAGCCGCCTTAGCACCGGCAGGAGGAGGGGGTGGTGCCCCTAGCCCCGCGCCGGGAGCCTCTCCCCCTACTGAATCAGCGATACAGGGAGAAGCCATGAGAGTGGATCGTGGCGGCACCGGACCCAATAGCGCGGTAGCTCGTAATTCTGCGGAAGGTATGTAACGATGGCACGGCGAAAAAAGAAAAAGGATAAGGATAAGGATAATGGGTGGGAGG